GGAAAAGATGGACCCGGCGCACTTGCGCACGAGCCAAATGGAAACGGCGGCCAAAATGACCTTCCAAAGGAAGCCCGGAAAAAAGTCCCGGATGGTGTGTGTGAGCACGTTGAGCTTGTTGGTCAGCTGCGAAATGGCGCCGCTGACTGCTGAATGGCCGGCGGCACTAGCCACCTTCTTCACTGCGCAGACAGCAGCAATGCCAGCAGCGGCACCAGCAAGGATCTTGCCAATAGGCAGACCTGACTGTGCCTCGACGCCATCAGCGCTCTCCTCAATGTCAAGGTTCTCAAGTTCGTCAGTGTTAAGTTCGTCAATGCGCTCAAGTGCTTCAGTGATCGAATGTGCGAATGGAACCTTCCCGTGGGCTGCTACCTCAATGAGCAATCTGCGCCCTTGGGACTCGATCTCGTAATCATGCAGGTAGGCGAGCCTCTCTGCGGCCCAAACACGACGCTTGGCCGCCAAAACTGCTTCCCTGCGCGGCTTCTCCGCAAAGGCCTTCTTCTTAGCCTCGCGTTTTGCCGCATCACGGCGTGCCTGCTCCCGAGCCTCACGAAACTCGAGGAGCTTGCCGGTCAGCTTTCCGCCCTGGGCTTCCAGCCTGTCCTTGCCGTGGAGCATGCGCCGCAAACTGCGGCGCAGCTTCTTGATGAGCTTGGGCTGGGGTGCCCAACTTGCGTCGTCCAGTATATCTGGCGCGTTTGCCAAGATCTTATGGTAGACGCAGTAGGCGAAACACCTGGCCCAAAGCTTGAGTGATGGAAACGCAGCAAAAATGCTGCGCGAGTGGTCATCAATGAGGGCTGCCACTGTGATCTTGGAAAAAGCTTCGACCATCAGTGGGGAAGAAAAATTGACGAAGGAATGCCCCTCGTCATCAAGAATCCGGAACTCCACAGAAGACAGCAGCCCTGAGTATACGGACAGCTGGTACTCGGCAGTAGCTCCGGCAAGCCGCGAATGAAGCGGCCCGTCACCATCCTTGTTTCCACGTTTGGGCTCAAAAGTCAGCTGTTGACCAGTAGCTGCTGGTGCTGAGGTATGCTCAGCAGAGTGTCTTTTAACCGCCGACACGAACGATGCCCGTAGGCTTTCAACCATCATGAATATGGGCATTTTTGCGCATGCCCTGGCGTCCGGTATGGACGTAAGCCCGTCGGCAAAGTGATAAACAGGCACTCACAGCCCATGTGCACCATATCACCATAGAATGCACAGTCACGTTTTGATATACGTGTCAGGAGATCGGCATCCCTAAGTCAACTTACACACACGTCGTCACAATCCAGCAGCAAAAAATGCTGGGGCTATGCCCTATTCGACGTATGCTCCATCTTCTAGCGGGCGCGTAGCTTCCTACTCAAAAAATAGCGCAGCTCACATAAAGTGAAAGCCACTGAAAATAAGTAGCGATGTAAATCAGACTATGATAGTGGATGCTGAGACACACCTAACTGGTTTTCTTTGTTTAGCTTTGAAAGAGTAAAACACCAGGCTCGAAAATGCATTCCGGCTGACGTGTGTAAATGGACTCGTTACAGTCGCAACTGAAACGAGTGTAAACACAAATCAACTGAACACACAGTCAAGTGACTGGTGGAAAAAACAACGTGGGTAGCTAACCCA